GAGACCGGTCCAAATGAACTAACTCTTTTTGCAGGAAGTGGAATAACTCTCCAACAATCTCCTGCTGGTGTTACAATATCTGTAATAGGTGGAACCGGAACTGGAGGAACTGGATCTGGAGGAACCGGATCAACTGGGCCGACAGGCCCAACAGGCCCAACAGGCCCAACTGGACCAACAGGTCCTACTGGTGATCCGGGTATTCAAGGTAATACTGGAAACACAGGTCCAACAGGTCCTACTGGTCCTACTGGTGCTCCGGGAACTCAGGGAAATACAGGGCCAACAGGCCCTACTGGTTCCATTGTTATGGATCAACCATTATTTGCTGTTAATAGTGGTATTACAAAAAATTCTGCATTTACAACTGGTTCTAATGGATTGGCACGAAAAGCAGTATTCTTATTACAGAGTGGTGGATTGACATTGGATTTTATAAGAAATTATGACATCTTTAATCCTGCGGATCTTGCGTTTGGTATTTCATCATTTACAACAAATATTACCAGCACAACTCTGATTGGTGCAACCGCATTTAACTTACAAAGTTTCAATATAAGTGCTGCATATCTGCCACTTGGTATTCCAACTGTAAGTGGTGCAACGCTCACAATAAGCAGTGGTTTTGGTTTCCCAATTGGATTGAGTTCTCCGTTTACTTCTTATACCTTTATTTCTGGTAAAGGTGTTACTTATTCTTCTCCACCACAAACTGTAACTCTAACTTTAACAGCAACAGATGGTACTTCTACTGCAAGTGCAAATTCTTCATTCACATTCGTTAATAATGTTTATACCGGGGTATCATCAAATGCAAGTTTGAGTACGGTTACTGGACTTAGTGCTACTCTAAGTAATTCAAAGAACAGAACATTCACAGTTACTGCCGGAGCAGGACAGTACATTTATTATGTTTACCCTTCTAGACTCGGAACTTCAACATTTACTTCTGGAGGATTTGAAGGAGGATTTGAGGCGCCTGTTACATATAGTGTAACAAATACAAATGGTTATACTGAAAACTTCTATTTCTACAGATCAACCAGAGACAGTTTGGGAACAACAACAGTGGTAGTAACGTAATATGCCAATAGTAGTAATTGACATTCTCGGTCAGAAAAACAGACAAGCCAACGTTGGACCAACTGGTTCGTTTTTCCATCTTGCAAATTCCGCTGATGTTAATTTTAGAATTAATGGAATACAGGAAGATGCTACTCTTTCTCCTCTATTAACAGAGGATTCAAAATACATCATAAAAGATGTAAATAATCTTCATGCAAATTTTTCTGGTGTAACTTTAATAGCATCAAACAATGATATTGTAAGACGAACAGGCACTAGTACTTGGGAATTGTTTGTCTCTGTTGCAAATACAAAAACAAACGGCGGAATTATTGTTTATAACATAGCGGATGGACTGTTATATTACTATGGTGGTATAAGTGGTTCTCAAGAATGGAAAGTTGTTGGTGTTGGTTCTGGTGGTACAGCAGCAACTGGTCCAACAGGCCCAACTGGTCCCCAAGGGCCTCAAGGTATTCAAGGTAATACAGGTAATACAGGTAACACGGGAAATACTGGACCAACGGGACCCCAAGGTCCTCAAGGCATTCAAGGCATTCAAGGTAATACAGGTAATACCGGAAATACAGGCCCAACTGGACCTCAGGGTCCTGCTGGTACAGATGGTGCTCCAGGCGCACAAGGTGAACCTGGCGGTATAGGACCACAGGGAAATACAGGAAACACAGGTAATACTGGAAATACTGGTGATACTGGGCCTCAAGGTATTCAGGGTATTCAAGGTAATACAGGAAACACTGGTAATACTGGAAATACTGGTGATACTGGGCCTCAAGGTATTCAGGGTATTCAAGGTAATACAGGAAACACTGGTAATCAGGGCCCTCAAGGTATTCAAGGCATTCAAGGAAATACAGGAAACACTGGTAATCAGGGCCCTCAAGGTATTCAAGGCATTCAAGGAAATACAGGAAACACCGGAAACACCGGAAATACAGGCCCAACAGGTAATCAGGGCCCTCAAGGTATTCAGGGTATTCAAGGTAATACAGGAAACACTGGTAATACAGGACCTACTGGGCCTCAGGGTCCTCAAGGTATTCAGGGTATTCAGGGTATCCAAGGTAATACAGGAAACACAGGTAATACTGGAAATACTGGTGATACTGGGCCTCAAGGTATTCAGGGTATTCAAGGTAATACAGGTAATACAGGACCAACTGGACCTGAGGGACCTCAAGGCATTCAAGGTAATACAGGAAACACAGGTAATACTGGTAATACAGGTTCAACAGGAGCAACTGGTCTTGGTTATTTGACTCAAGGAAATCTTTCAATTAACTTGAGCACTCTTTCTATTGGTGATAATGTTATTTTTGAAAATTTTACCGCAAACCAAGCGTATTCGATTAATCAAACTTTAATTGTTTCAAAAGGAATAACTCAATATTTTTATGGAAAGGTTGACGGATATGATCCGGGGTTTAACGAACTTTATTTAACTGTTAGCAAAGTTGTTGGTTCTGGAACTGGGACAACATGGTCAATAAATCTATCTGGTGAAATAGGACCAACAGGACCAACAGGACCAACAGGCCCTAAAGGTGCAACTGGTGATACACCAACATGGACAAATACTGCTGCTGGTCTTGCTGGTGGTATTGCTGTTGGAATAACATTTGAGGTTGGACTTACTTCATTGCAAGTTTTAGAACAATTAATATATCCATATCAACCAGTTACATTCACTGCATTTGCTGTGAATGTTGGTTCATCTCCATTTTTCCTTGGGCAAACTCTTGCGGCCGGAAGTTATAATGCAACATGGTCAACCAGTGGTCCAACAGCAAACTGGGTTGCTGGTTCTGTTGTAATTAGTAATAATACAACATCTACAAGATTGAGAGAAGGGTTGAATTATAATAGTTCACCAGCCGGTGTCACGCATCCTGATTATAGGTATACAACTCCTACAACTATTCAGTTTGGAATTACAGGAGAGCAAGTAAAAGCAGTGAGTGGCACGACTAGGGTATCTCGTACCGAGAATTACAGTTGGTTACACAGAGTTTATTCTGGAAAGAGTTCATCTTCTAGTTTGTCTTCTATTTCTGATTTAACAACCGGTCTTGCAGTTAGACCGACAAGTTCAACTACCGCTCTAGGAGCAGTTACTTATAGTTTCCCAACATCAGGAACAGCACAATATTGCTATGTTGTAACTCCAACTTCTCCGGGTAGTCCTGGCACATATACATCATGGAAAGATCCAAATAATCTTTCGTTTACTCCTATTTCTGGAACATTTAATGAGTTAAATAGTCATGGAGTAACAATATCATGGACATGGTATCAAGTCAGCAATCCCACAACGAGTAACTTCTCAGTAGGCGCTTCATAATATGCCAATCACAGGATATATTTCAGTTGGTCTTCCAATAGGCCCAAATGCCGAAAACGATCCTACCTTTGTGCAAGATCCTAAATTTGGTTTGGGTGGTTTGCGTACAGTTGCCGATATAACTGCAAGAAATGCTATAATTACAGAACGAAGACAACAAGGAATGATTGTCTTTGTTCAAAGTGAAAGTAAGTATTATTACTTAAATGGTGGAATAACAAATTCAGATTGGTCCGAATTTTCAGTTGTTGGTCCAACGGGTTCTACAGGACCCACCGGGCCAACCGGATCTACTGGTATAACAGGTTCTACGGGATCAACTGGTCCTACTGGACCTGATGGATCTCAAGGACCTAAAGGAGATCAAGGAGATCCTGGACCCAAAGGCGATCAAGGTAACACAGGATCTACAGGATCTACAGGATCAACAGGATCAACTGGGTCTACAGGATCTACAGGATCAACAGGATCAACTGGGTCTACAGGATCAACTGGGCCCACAGGGTCAACAGGATCAACTGGGCCTACAGGTGCTACAGGATCAACTGGGCCTACAGGATCAACTGGGCCTACAGGGCCCACAGGTTCTACTGGTCCTACAGGTTCTACGGGATCAACTGGGCCTACAGGGCCCACAGGACCAACTGGTTCCACCGGGCCAACTGGTCCTACAGGTTCTACGGGATCAACTGGGCCTACAGGGCCCACAGGACCAACTGGTTCTACCGGGCCAACTGGACCAACTGGGTCAACAGGACTCGGTTATTTAATTGAGGCAAATTCTTCTATTAATTTAACTTCACTTTTAGTTGATGATACTGTTATTTTCGAAAATTTTACTCCAAATCAAGCATATTCATTAAATCAAACATTAATTGTTTCAAGAGGCTTAACCCAATATTTTTATGCAAAATGTCAGGGATATGATCCTGAATTTAAAGAACTTTACTTGTCTGTCATTAAAGTTGTTGGCTCTGGAACTGGTACAACATGGACTATAAACCTATCAGGTGAAATAGGTTCTACGGGATCAACGGGTTCTACTGGATCTACAGGACCAACTGGGCCAACAGGATCAACGGGTTCTACTGGATCTACAGGACCAACTGGGCCAACAGGATCAACGGGTTCTACCGGGCCTACAGGACCAACTGGGCCAACAGGATCAACGGGTTCTACTGGATCAACGGGTTCTACTGGATCTACAGGACCAACTGGGCCAACAGGATCAACGGGTTCTACCGGACCAACGGGTTCTACGGGATCAACGGGTTCAACCGGGGCTACTGGTCCTACAGGACCAGTTGGCCCTTATGTAATTTCAATTAACGGATTAACAGGAACTCCTGCAATTGAACCTGGTCGGGGTATAACTTTAGAAAAAATTAGTCCAAACCCAAGCAAACTAATACAATCTAGTATCAATTATGTTTATGGTGGTCTTACATTTCCTGAATATAAAGTATCAACTACGGCAGATAAAGATGTCATATTATTACAAGCATCTTCTAAAAATTTAAGTATTCCTGATGAGTTGATGTATATAACGAGAATTGAATATTTAAAGAATTTTATAATATCTGGAAGAGGATTGGGTGGTGGTGGTCCAACCACTTTCTTGGCTTCTAATTTCTTCCCAATTATAACAGAAGTATCTGGAGACACATTAACTACTGCATATGCTGGAGTAACTTCTGTAAGAAGTGTTTTAGTTGAAGATGGAATAGTTACATCAGTAAATGGTCAAACTGGTGCAGTAACTTTGACTTTTCAGGGTTCTACTGGTGAAATAGAGATAATAGGTTCTGGAAATTCGTACACAATTGGTTTGCCTAATAATGTAACGATAGGTGGAACTCTAAACATTCAAGGAAACCTAAATATAAGTGGATATGTTATCTCAGATGGAGTCATTATCAGCAAGACGGGATTCCAAGGATTTACTGGTGATGGTGATCTAGAATTTGTGGATGATATAAGCCTTGACGGTGGGGATTTTTAAAGGGAGAATAAAAAATGGCTATTATTAGACTGAAAAAGGGGTTTTCTGGAGTAACACCAACTGGTTTAACACTGGCAGAACCAGCATTTGATTACAAAGATAGCAAACTATACGTTGGTCTAACATCATCAGCAGTGTGGGTTGGTGCTGAGATTGATAATACTACATCTCTCGGAACTAGCCAGATAAAAATTCCAACTCAATTTGCTGTCAAGACTTATATCGATAATTTAGGATTAAGCCCCGGCGTGGTTGTAACTGGAGTGAATGGAGTCACAGGAGCAGTTCTTCTTGGTGTCACTTCGGGTCCTGGTCTTTCGATTGTAAATCCAACTGGTTCTGGTAAAGGTATAACTTTAATTAATACTGGTGTTCTATCTGTAAACGGTAGCACTGGTGCAATTAGCAATGTTGCTTTTACCAATGTTGCTCAGACATTTACTAATATTCAAACATTCAGTTCTGGAATTACGGTAAGCAGTGCCTCTCGGTATACTGGAGCACAAAGATTTAATGATATTCGTAATAGAGGAAATGGTGTAACACTTGCAATTACCACAGATGCTGATGGAGCAGATCTCGGACTTGAAGCAAAAACAGATATAAGGATTTCACCATATGGAGATGTTGTTATAGCACCAACAACAGTTGGAATTGCTGCTGGTGGCTCTAGTCCAAGACTAACAGTTGAAAATGATGATGACGCAAACGGTCGTTTTATTTTTAGTGGTGGAGATATTCTAATCGCTTCATCTAGTACTTTCCTCGGTGGTGGTAGAAATTCTAATATAATATTCAGCATTGCTGACCCTGGTTCAACAGCAAGTATCACACTCAGAGGTATCACCGCAACAAGTGGTGCTAATAAAGTAATTCAATTACCAGATCACACTGGTATTGTTGCTGTTCCTGCAAATCTTGGAACATCTGGAAATATTTTAAGAGCAAACGGTATCACTGCACAACCAACTTGGATTGATCCATCTGCCGCAGGATTTACAGCAGCGGGTGCTAATTTGGCATTGAATGATGTTGGTGGCGCAGCAGGAAATCTTCGTTATCAAACTGGTGCAAATACATCAGGATTTGTTTCTAACGCTGGCACAACAGGCTTCTTCTTAACCTACAACACTACAAGCAACACACCAACATGGGTGAATCCAAATACAATTGGATTTACTGCTTATGGTTCGACTGTAACTGTAAATATACAAGGTGGTGCTAACGGTTCTCTGCCTTATCAAACCGCTGCGAACACCACAACATTCCTACCAATTGGATCTAATCTTACTGTTCTAAGATCCAATGGAACAACTTTCTCATGGGTTGATCCTACAACCGCAGGATTCACTGCCGCCGGTGCTAACATAGCAGTAAATTTAAGAGCAGGAGCAGCCGGAAATCTAGTTTACCAGACAGGTGCTAGCACAACAGGATTTGTAACCAATTCTGGTACAACAGGTTTCTTTTTAACCTACAATACTACCACTAATACACCAACATGGGTGAATCCAAACACAATTGGATTCACTGCCTATGGTTCTACGGTGACAGTAAATGTCCAAGGTGGAGCAGCAGGATCTTTGCCATACAACACGGGTGCAAACACTACAACCTTCCTAGGAATTGGTGCTAACCTAACAATTTTAAGATCAAATGGTTCTGCTCCAACTTGGATTGATCCAACAGCAGCCGGATTTACAGCCGCAGGCGCAAACATAGCAGTAAATTTAAGAGCAGGAGCAGCAGGATCTTTACCATATAATACTGCGGCGAGCACAACAACCTTCCTAGGTATTGGTTCTGCCGGAACCATATTAACTTCAACTGGTTCTGCACCACAATGGTCAACAGCAACTGGTCTAACTGTAGGAACCGCGCAGCAAGTTAGTGTAATTGCTGAGACAGCAGATACTACAACTTATGTAACCTTTGTTGGTACTAACTCAAATAGTAATCAAGCATTAGAATACAACTCCAGCCTTGTGTATAATGCGGTAACAAATTATTTGGAAGCAAATATTGATGGTGGTTCTTATTAATAAATAAATTGGAGATTTTTAATGGATATTAATTATAATGAAACTGTTGTTCTTCCATATTTTCAGAGAAAGTATCAAGAATTATTAAGCGCCAATGTGTCATTGGAAATTAGTTACTTGATGGAAAAAACCAAAAGTGAAAAACTTCAAGAAACAGTCAACGAATTGACTAAAAAACTTGAAGCACAAACAAAGAAAAAGAAAAAGGAAGAGTCAACCAACGACGAAACTTTCTAAAACATGATTATATCATGTACGGAGTGATTGAATGGCGATTATTAAGATAAAAAGAGGAGCATCTGTACCTACGGGTCTTACAGCAGGGGAACTTGCATGGAACTATCTGAATAGTAATTTATTCATTGGCGCAACTGGTTCTCAGATTATAAGAATCGCTGGTTCAAATTCAGTTCAAACATTTAATGGATTGTCTGGTGCTGTAAGTGGAGTCACTACTTCTGTTGCTAATACATTTACGCCGTTACAAACATTTAATTCGGGTATATCTGCTTCCGGTGGAACATTTGCCACTGATATAGTTGTTAATGGTGTTATAGTTGGTAGAGGCGCCGGCTCAGCAACAACTAATACAGCAGTTGGAAATGGAGCGTTGACATCTAACACAACTGGAGTTCAAAATGGCGCATTTGGAACTCAAGCACTTTCTGCCTGTTCTACTGGTTCTTCCAATATTGGAATTGGTAGAAGAGCACTCAATCAGTTAACAAACGGAGGCAATAATGTTGTAATTGGTTCAAATGCAGCAATTAGTTTTAATGGAAATAATTTAGTTGCAGTAGGAAGTAATTGTGTGGGCAGTTTGACAACTGGAACCGGAGGCATTTACATAGGAAATGGATCGGACTCATCTGGTTCGGACAGAACAAACGAAATAGTAATAGGTTCATCAATAGCAGGTTTGGGGTCAAACACAACACTTATAGGACCATCAACGCAAACTTTGGCAAGAATTAATGGTTTGTTGGATGTTCCTTCTGGAATTAGTTCTGCTGGAGCAACGTTTTCTGCTCTAACAACGTTTAATAGTGGAATAAGCGCAGCCGGTGGAACATTCACAAATATTTCTATAAGAAACAGCAGCAACTCACTCACAACCACAATTACTGCCCCAAGCACTTCTGGTACTGCTAAATCTATAACTCTACCAAATCGTTCTGGAACAATTGCACTTGAACATAGTTCTGGTCCAATTATAAGTGATGCTGGTGGAGATATCATAATTAATCCGTTTGGAATGACGATTAACAATCTTCCAACCGTAACTGATCTTGGAGTTATGGGAAATACAGCCTACATGCTTCACTTGAATCCATTTGAGATTCCAAAAGGATGCACACTCACAAGAGTTGTAGCAATACAAGGAGCACCATGTACTGGACATACAGGATCAATGATCTTTGCAGTATATGATACTGGATTGACAAACGGTTTACCAAACAATCTAATCTATTCAAGCGCATCTGTTCAAATTACAAAGACGGATTATCAACGTTATACTGCTACTCCAAATGTAAACTTGACTGCAGGATCATATTGGATTGGTTATTTAATGGACCGTACCGGAGTGACCGGAAACATGTCATGGGGAACCGTTTCAGGAAAAGCTCAATCTTGGGATGCGTTTTCCAACGGAGGTAGATTTTTCAACAGTGGACAAATGGCAACAATTCGGTATAGGTTGAGTGGATTTACTCTAGCATCACAATTGACTGCGGGCTTTACTTCTGGTGTTGCAAGTGGATCAAATCCAGCAATTGGATATGGAAATTCTGAAACTTATTATGACAATAAATCACCTTGGGTAGGAATATCGGTACAACAATGATAAGCAAAGACATAATAATTAATGCAGACGGAACAACCACAATAGTGGACAAAAGAACTTTTTCGGATGTTGTTTCAAACCAAATTTATGGATTTAAAAAAGCAGCAGAGGATGAAATTTTAAAATCTTGTCCTGAATATAAGCAAAGAAATGCAGCACTTGGATTGTTGACTGCCGAGGAAACCGAATTTATTAAAACCACAATACAGCACGTAAGAACAAAATGTCACGAATTGGAACAACAAGTTCTTGCAATTCATTGGGATGGTAATGAATCAACCCGAGGCGAAGCATGTGATGCTGTTCAAAATACACACTGGTATTGGGGTTAAAATTTGACTTATAGTTATTTTGATTTATAATGAGTATATGCTCAAAGTATATAAAGTAGAACCAGACAAACAAGAATATTTTGTTATTTGTCAGATGGATTGACAGACTAGTAATTGGTGTTATACTGAAGCAATGTTAAACTTAAAAATTTACAAAATTAGCCCAAACGCAATTATTCCAAAGCAAGCAACAGAGCAGGCAGCCTGTTTTGATATTTCTGCTTGTGGTAGTCATGTGGTTCCAGCCAATCATACAATAGCAGTTTCTACTGGTCTTATTCTTGATATTCCAGTGGGTTATTCTGTTCGTATCCATCCAAGATCTGGATTGGCTTATAAAAAGGGAATCACTCTATTGAATGCGGAGGGAATTATAGATTCGGATTATACTGATGAGTTGAAAATTCTTCTATACAATACATCAAATATGGATTTTATAATTCATCATGGTGATCGCATTGCACAGGGAGAATTAGTTAAAAATCTTGACTATGTAATTGAAGAATGTTATAATGCTCCAGTACAAAAAACCGACCGTGTTGGTGGGTTTGGATCTACTGGAGTTTCATCGTGAATAGAGAACAATTATTTAATCATCACCAAGAACTATGCCAGATAGCCTTGGATATCATGAAGAAAAAGAATCATGATTATGCTGGCAACAGTGGTCTTACACCTTTTGCTAATTTTGAAAGATGTGAAGCAATGGGTGTTTGTTCTACTGAACAGGGTTTTTTAGTAAGAATCATCGATAAGGTTTCTAGGCTTAGTACATTTGCAAAGGATGGAAAGTTAGTAGTTGATAATGAAGGCTATAATGATGCCGTTCTTGACATCATCAACTATTGCGTTTTGTTCTCTGCTTATGTAAAATCCAAGAATCAATGAATTTTTACACAAACGCATTTGTCTACGGAAACAATATCCTTGTAAGAGAGATTAAGGATGGTGTGCGTAATTCTGAACGTATGCCATATAAACCAAAACTTTTCATCAAGGGTAAGAATCCGACACACACAACACTCACAGGAGTTCCCGTTTCACAAATGGAATTTGATTCCATGTCTGAAGCACGAAACTTCTCAAAAGAGTATGAGGATGTGTCGAATTTTGAAATCTATGGAAACATGGATTTTGTCTATCCGTTTTTGGCTGAACAATATCCCGGTGCGATTGACTACGATTACTCAAAACTAAAAGTAGCAATCATCGATATTGAGACAGAGTGCGAGTCTGGGTTTCCTAACATGGACAACCCAGTGGAGCGGGTGAACGCAATCACAATTTATTGTGATGAAAAGTATTTTACTTTTGGATTGAACTCGTTTAATGGTGTTCTGCCAAATCATCATGTTAAATGCTATGATGATGAAGCAAGAATGCTTATGGATTTTCTCAACTTTTGGCAATCGCTTGCACCTGATATTGTCACTGGTTGGAACATCCGATTCTTTGATATTCCTTATCTCTACTCTCGTATCTCAGCCTTAATGGGTGAGAAAGAAGCAAAGAGACTTTCGTTTTGGAATATCATAAATCAAAAGGTAGTGAATCGTAAGAACAAAGACCATAATGTCTATGATCTTGCAGGGATTGCAACTCTAGACTATTATGAACTTTATCTTACATTCACATACACCAACCAAGAGTCGTATCGTCTTGACAGCATTGCGAATATTGAATTGGGCGAGGGAAAACTTTCGTATTCGGAGTACGAAAGTATTCATGAATTTTACAAAAAGGATTTTCAAAGATTCATCGAATACAATGTTCACGATGTTACTCTAGTTAAAAAACTAGAGGAGAAGTTGCGATTAATGGAACTGGCGGTTGCGCTGGCATATTCAGCCAAAGTAAATCTGATGGATATTTTCAGTCAGGTTCGGACTTGGGACGCAATCGTTTTCCATTATCTACATGAGCGCGGTATAGTTGTTCCTCCAAAGAAACACAATAGCAAAGATCGGCAGTATGCTGGTGCTTATGTCAAAGAACCAAAACCCGGTCTTTATGATTGGGTTGTTTCTCTTGACTTGAATAGTCTATATCCGCATTTGATTATGCAATATAACATATCACCGGAAACCAAGACTGAATATGGTAAGCCAGGAGATCTAACGCCGGATGGTATATTTGATCGCGAAGATGGAAAACCAATTAAATCTTTTATTGATCCCATTGAATTTTTTAATTCGGTCAAACAACGAAATGAAATTGTTGCTGCGAATGGTGTAACATTCCGCAAAGATGTTCAAGGTGTGTTTCCTGCATTGATGGAAAAGATGTATAAGGAACGCAAGCATTTTAAAACCTTGATGATCGAAGCAGAAAAAAAGATAGAAACTTGCACCGATGCAAAAGAAAAAACAAAATTGGAATATGATATTTCAAAATACAACAACTTCCAATTAGTTCGTAAGATTCAATTGAATTCTGCATATGGTGCAATTGGGAATGAGTACTTCCGTTATTATGATACAGACTTAGCAGAAGCAGTTACTCTTTCTGGTCAATTGAATATTCGTTGGATTGAGAGAGCACTAAATAAGTATCTGAACGAAACCCTCAAGACAACAGATATTGATTATATAATCGCAAGTGACACAGATTCTATTTACATTTGTCTTGATTCTCTAGTAAAGAAGGTACTGAAGAATGAAACAGATGTTAACAAAATTGTGGACTTTCTTGATAAATCTGTCAGTAAACTGATAGAACCATTTATTGAAAAGAAGTACGAAGAACTAGCACAGATAATGAACTGTGGTGGTAATTATATGCATATGAAACGGGAAGTAATCGCAAGCAAAGGCATTTGGACTGCGAAGAAACGTTATATGTTGAATGTTTGGGATAGTGAAGGTGTTCGTTATAAATCTGTTAAATTGAAGATCAAGGGAATTGAAACCACAAGAAGTTCTACACCGCAAGTGGTCAGGGAAAAACTTAAAAAGTCTATCGATATCATCATGAATGGTGATCAAGAGAAACTTATTGAATTTATTTCTGAATTCAAGAAAGCATTCTTTTCACTTCCAGCCGAAGATGTTGCTTTTCCTCGTAGTGTAAATAATCTAAAGGAATATCATAGTGCGACATCTATTTACAAAAAATCAACACCAATTGCCGTAAAAGGAGCATTGATTCATAATCATTATGTTCGCAAAATGAAATTGGAAAAGAAATACAAATTAATTACAGACGGAGATAAAATCAAGTTTGTTTACCTAAAGGCTCCAAATCCAATATGTGGGCCAGAGGGAAAAGACATGGTGATCACTTTTCTGAATTCTTTACCCATTGAACTTGACCTGAATAACTATATTGACTACGATACACAGTTCGAAAAGACATTCCTAGAACCACTGCGGAATATATTGAACGTGATTGGTTGGACTGTTGAAAAACAAAACACTTTAGAGGAATTTTTCGCATGAATATTAAATCATTACTAAAAGCAACCGGGAACAACGACGCCTTTATTGCAGCGGATAGCGAAGACACTACTATTTTTATTGATACTGGTTCTTATGCTCTTAATGCTTTATTGAGCGGTAGCATCCACGGAGGATTGCCAAACAATCGAATCACCTGTCTTGCCGGTGAGCAAGCAACTGGTAAAACATTCTTCGCACTTGGTATTTGCAAGAATTTCTTAGATTCGAATCCAGACGCGATGGTTCTTTATTTTGATACAGAAAATGCCATTAACAGTGACATGGTAGACGGGAGAGGAATCGATTCCTCTCGTATTGCCATTGTTCCGGTTCTTACGATTGAAGAGTTCAAGACTCAGGCTTTGAAGATTGTAAATGCATATTTGGAGGAAGAGAAGGACAAGCGTAAACCCATTCTAATGGTGCTAGATTCCCTTGGAATGCTTTCCACCGAGAAAGAGATGAATGATACAGCAGAAGGAAAGAATGTAAGAGATATGACAAAGGCTCAATTGGTAAAGGGTGCTTTCCGTGTGCTTACTGCAAAACTTGGAAAGGCAGAAATCCCACTACTCATTACCAACCACACATATCAGGTAGTTGGAGCCTATGTACCAACCAAGGATCTTTCCGGTGGTAGTGGTGTTAAGTATGCTGCTAGCACTATTCTATTCCTTAGCAAGAAAAAGGATAAGACCGAAGAGGGAGTGGTTGGTAATTTCATTACTTGCAAGAATTTCAAGAATCGTTTTGCAAAGGAAAACATGGAGGTAGAGACTCGTCTAAATTATGAGACTGGTCTTAGCCGTTATCATGGATTGGCTGATCTTGCAGTAGAATACGGAATCTTCAAGAGTGTTTCTACTCGCATAGAACTACCAGATGGTTCTAAGGTATTCATGAAGAACATCAACGACGAGCCAGAAAAGTACTTCACTAAAGATATTTTGGACAAGTTGGATGAAATGATTCAAAAGGAATTTAAGTATGGAAAAATCGATAAAGAGTCTGTATGAAGCCACTGAACAAGTCCATAATGGATTTGTTGTGATAAAAATCAATTCTGGTAAGTTTGAGGGAATTGAATTTTCGTATGGCAAAATAGACATTAAAGAAGACAAAGAAAACGATAGAGCAGTCCTACATTATAAAATTGATCTTGTAAAAAATCCAAATGATGTTACACTTGATGAGAAGTTTGATCAATTAACCGGAGACATTATAGTAGATCTTTTGGAAGATTGGTTAGAGGAAAACGAAAATGAATTCGAGGATAGAGTTGACGATATTACGGACACTGATGACAAGCGAAAGTTATTGTCGCAAGGTGATCCCATTTCTGAAGAATGAATATTTTCATGATAAATCAGAACGATTAATTTTTGAAAACATTTTAGAATTCTTTACAAAATATAACACCGTTCCCTCCAAGGAAGCGGTGATTATATCATTGGAGAAACTGAAAAGCGTATCTGAGCAAGAATTCAAAACCTGTAGCGATTTGGTAGAATCTTTTGATTTTGATGGATCAATAAATCAAGATTGGCTTGTAAACGAAACAGAGAATTTTTGCAAAGACAAGGCAATTTATAATTCTATTATGGATTCCATCCAGATCATTGATGGAAAAGATTCAAGTAGAAATAAAACAGCAATACCAGAACTGTTATCAAAGGCATTGTCTGTTTCTTTTGATGTTCATATCGGACACGATTACACAAATGATTCAGAGAAGCGATTTGAATTCTATCACCAAAAAGAAAGAAAAATTGCATTTGATATCGAATACATGAACACAATCACTGCTGGTGGCACACCAACTAAGACATTAAATGTTGTAATGGCTGGTACTGGCGTAGGTAAATCATTATTCCTATGTCACCATGCAGCAAATTGCCTTGTTCAAAACCACAATGTTCTTTACATTACTTGCGAGATGGCAGAAGAAAGAATCGCTGAGAGAATCGACGCGAATCTTTTAGATGTAACTATGGATGATCTCAAAGATATGCCTTTGAGTTCATATATGATGAAGATAAACAATGTAGTCAAGAATATCAATTCAAGACTCATCATCAAGGAGTATCCTACTTCTAGTGCAGGATCTACGCACTTCCGAGCATTGTTAGACGAATTGCAAATCAAGAAGGGATTCAAACCAGATATCATTTTTATCGATTATTTGAATATTTGTGCATCGTCTAGAATTCGCAACAATGGTGCTGTAAATTCCTATACGCTTATTAAAGCGATTGCTGAGGAACTTAGAGCACTTGCAGTAGAGAAAGACATTCCTATCTGGACTGCGACACAAACAAACCGAGAAGGATACTCAAATACGGATGTTGGTCTTGAGAACACTTCTGAATCTTTTGGACTTCCAGCCACAACTGATTTTATGATTGCTTTGATCTCTACTGAGGAGTTGGAAGAAGCAAATCAGATAATGGTCAAACAGTTAAAGAATCGATATAATAATGCCATGTCGAATAGAAAATTTGTAATTGGATTAAATAGATCCAAGATGAAACTATTTGACATTCCATCTGTTGAACAGCCAACTCTCGTGGCTGGCAATACTACGGATGAACAGGAAGCCGGTTCCGGTTATGACATGAGAGACAAGTTCAAGAAAATGAAAACATCCTCAACGGGTGATTGGAAATTCTGATGTCTACTTACATTGACAAAATGTTCATAAACATAATTTCTCCAATGTTAGAGAAATTTGCATGGAAGAAAGAAACGCTTGCAAATTGCAGATGTCCAATTTGTGGAGATTCACAAAAGCACAAGAATAAGGCTAGAGGATTTTTCTTTCAAAAAGGAAATGATTTCTTTTACAAGTGCCATAATTGTAATTTTAGTAGTAATTTGTATAACTTCTTAGAACAAGTTTCCCCCAATCATTGCAAAGAATATGCAATACAAAGATGGAAGAATGGGGAAAATGGTAAGTCAAATTACAAGAAACCGAAGATAAAGTTTGAGAAACCACAATTCAAAAAAACAGAATTGACCGATTGTATCCCTGTTTCTGATTTAGAAGAAAATCATCCATGTAAAAAATATGTCATCTCTAGAAAGATTCCAAAAGAATCAATGCATATTCTTTATTATACAAATAACTTTGGTAATGTCGTAAAGACAATTGATCCAGAGAAGGATGGAGTCATAGGTAAAGAAGAAAGATTAGTAATACCAATTTATGATGAATCTGGATCTCTGATCGGAGCACAAGGAAGATATATTGGAGCCAATAAAAAGACAATTCGCTATATCACAGTTAAAAGAGAAAACTCATCTAGATTGTGGTATGGTTTGAATAGAGTAAAAGATGAACCAGTTTATATTGTAGAGGGGCCAATTGATTCTTTGTTTTTACCAAACTGTGTAGCAACTCTTGGTATGGATTCTTCTATGGAATTACCAGATAAAATTAAAGACAAGAATGTGATATTCGTAATAGACAACCAACCAAGAAATAGAGATGTTGTGGAAACTCTACAAGATCTTATTAAAAGAAAATTTAACGTAGTTATTTGGCCAAATAACATAAAGGAAAAAGATATAAATGATATGGTTTTGTCTGGTAAAACTTCAGATCAAATAATTGAAATTATTAAACAAAACACATATAATGGTTTGCAAGCACAATTAAAATTAAATGAATGGAAGAAAACATAATGGATCAAGAAAGCGATGACTTCTTTGAAGAGTATGGAGAAGAAATGACAAAATCATTTTTAAACTTTGGAATACATTTCAAAGAATATGTTTGTGAAATGAATAACGAATTGTGCAATTCTGCAATAGAATATGGACATTCTTTTGCAAAGCAATATGGAATAGAAGTTAAAAAAGAAAATGATGAATTTTATTATTCTGCCATAGAGGACACAGAAGAAACCGATTTTGTCTATTCAATAATAATGATTTACATGAGGTTTGCAGACAAGGTAAAGGAAGTAGATCCTGATTTGTGGCAAAAAGCGGTAGAGTATTCCTCCGATTATGGTGGAGTTGGACGAGTAAAATTTTATCATACAGACAAAGAAAAAGAGGAAGAAGATGAAAAAGATTAATGTTTTAGATCACGGTCACGTTGAATATGTTATGCACATGGGAGATGATTTGGCAGTAGTGAACGCTGCCAGAGTTTCCTTTAACAAGGAAAGCACTTTACAAGAAAATGGAATCTTGTCTGATAAGGATAAAAAATTAATTGCTTACTTGGCCAAGCATAAGCATTGGACACCATTTGCACATCCACAAATTACACTTCGTATTAAGGCTCCAATTTTTATTCGAACTCAACTATTTAAGCACAAGGTTGGATTTGTAGAAAACGAAGTTTCCCGTCGATATGTCAGTGATCCTCCAATTGTTTATAATCCACGATGGAGAGGCAAACCAACAAATGGTGCAAAACAAGGGTCTGAGGACTTCATGGAAATTGACGAAGCATACAACACAACAAATAGACATTACGAATTTACTGTAAATGAAGCACTTCAAACATACGAAGAACTACTGAAGCGAGGAGTTGCACCAGAACAAGCAAGATCTATTCTTCCACAAGGAACATACACAGAATGGTGGTGGACTGGTTCTCTTTCCGCTTATGCTAGAGTTTATCACCAAAGAATTGATTCCCACGCACAATGGGAAGTTCAGCAATACGCTAGTGCAATTGCCAAAATAATCGAACCTCTCTTTCCAATCTCTTGGAAGACACTGACTACATAAAACACCAACTTTAAAAATTAGGAGCAACAAATGAGTTTACCAAGTCTTTATCAGGATTTTATTCACCTTTCGCGTTATTCAAGATGGATTGAAAGCGAAGGAAGAAGAGAAACATGGGAAGAGACTGTTCGTAGATATTTTGATTTTTTCGAAAATCATCTTAAAAACGAACACAAGTTTATTCTTACCAAAGAACTTCGTAGTGAATTAGAAACCGCAGTACAGAACTTGGAAATCATGCCAAGCATGAGAGCATTGATGACTGCCGGTGAAGCACTCCAACGAGACAACACAGCAGGATATAATTGTTCATATGTTGCTGTGAACCGAGTGAGGGCTTTTGATGAAATTTTATACATACTCATGTGTGGTACAGGTGTGGGCTTCTCAGTTGAGAGGCAATATGTTGAGAAACTTCCAACTATTGCAGAGGAGTTCACGAACAGTGAGACCACTATTGTTGTCCAAGATAGCAAGGCTGGTTGGGCTAAAGCGTATAGGGAACTTGTGTCCTTACTTATTGGAGGTCAAATTCCAAAGTGGGATGTCTCAAAGGTTCGTCCTTCTGGCGCAAGACTTAAGACATTTGGGGGTCGTGCATCGGGACCGGGGCCGTTGGAAGATCTCTTTAGGTTTACAACTGAAACTTTTAAGAAGGCTTCAGGAAGAAAACTCACTTCCATCGAATGTCATGATATCGTTTGTAAGATTGCAGAAGTTGTCGTGGTCGGAGGTGTGCGAAGATCAGCACTTATTTCACTTAGTAACCTTACTGATGAAAGAATGCGCGACGCAAAATCAGGAGCATGGTGGAACGACAATCCTCAACGCGCACTGGCCAATAACTCAGTTGCCTATAAAGAAAAACCAGACATGGGAATCTTTATGGAAGAATGGATGTCTCTTTATAAGAGCAAGAGTGGTGAGCGCGGTATCTTTAATCGCGAGGCTTGCAAGAAGACTGTTGCCAAACTAGGGGATCGTCGTGATTCAAACTTTGAGTTTGCCC